GTGGCAGGTTGGTAAGCGTAAACTATTCCCTGATTGGGGCAAACGGCGACACCATTGAGTTTGATTACTCAAGCTACATTCTGAACCCAGATTTTCTAGGGTTCAACATCCCGCCCGCTCAGGTCAGGATTGAAAGCTCAGCTGGTGATGGTGGTGTTTTTCGCCACGCCAAAAGAGGCGTGAGAAATCTAGACCTACCAATCACAATTCTTGGAACTGACAGAGCAGATGTTCAGGCAAAGCTCAGGCGCTTAGCAAAACTGACCCAGAACAAAGCGGGTCCACTAAAGCTCAGGGCCAATTATTCTGACGGCGTTTCCCTAGAGCTCCAAACTTATTACACAGGCGGGGCTGAGGGTCAGTGGGGAACCAGCGCTGGAATGACTTTTGCAAAGTGGGCGCTGTCGCTACAGGCACCCGCTCCATACTGGACCAGCCTGACTAGCATTTCCTATGTTATCGGCGAGGAACCAACGGGCCGTGGACTATTGCCACAGCTGACAAAACTAAAGATTTCATCCAACAACATTCTGGGCGTGGTCACGGTCAACAACCTTGGTGATGTCCCTAGCTTTCCTAAGTGGACATTTATGGGGCCTATCACTAACCTGCTGGTTTCAAATGGTACTGATTCATTTACGGTTCCAGGCACTATTGACAGCGGGGACACAATCACGGTGGACACCGCAACGGGTGAAGTGTATGACCAGGACAATGTAAATTCCTACGGCATCCTGGGGGATGCTCCCAAGCTGTTTGCTCTGGTCCCTGGTCTCAGTCAAATAACCATCACGGCTGATGACACAGAGGAATCAACCAGGGTGGCGTTTTTCTACGCTCCCAAGTTTGAGGTGGTTCACTAAATGCAAGTTGAGGAACTAATCATTGAGGTCAGAGACCCCTCAAATGCCAGAGTGGGGCAGTTTGTCCCTAGCGATCTGGTGGGCGCAAAGTTTATTCTGAGGTTCAACAATGTTGGCACTTGGGAAATGCGCTTGCCACAGGGTCACAGGCTGGCTGAGCTATTGCGCTTAGCGGGTTACGGCATAATTGTGACTGGCCCTGATGACACCGTTATTTTTTCAGGCCCTACTTTATCGGCGGCGCTGGAACAAACACCCCTAAACATTGACGGTGACTGGACCATCACGGGAGCTAGTGATGACATCATTCTGGGGGAGCGGTTAGCTTACCCCACACCCTCAACCGCTGATGTGACAGCACAGACTGATTCACATGATGTGCGCTCAGGTGCCGCTGAAACCGTAATCAAGGCTTATGTGTCAGCCAACATTGGTCCGACAGCACCAGCGGCTAGGAAAATAGCTGGGCTAACAATCCAAACAGATGCCGAGCTTGGGGAAACCGTTTCAGCAAACGCCCGTTTTCAGACCTTACAGCAAACAGCCTACGGGCTGGCTCAGACTGGTGGTGTGGGCTATGCCCTAGAGCAACTTGGCACGGGCCTAGAGTTTCAGGTTTATGTTCCAACTGACAGAACCTCAACCATCAGAATGGACATGGACAATAACAAGCTTTCACGGGCAAACTATTCCTATGCATCAGCCAAGGTCACTAGAGCAATTATGGGCGGCGGTGGCCAAGCGGCAGATAGAGAATTCCTTGAGGTGACAACCACGGCATCTGAGGCCGCAGAGACAGAATGGTCCCGCAGAATTGAAGTCTTTTCAGACAGCCGCAATTCAGACAACACAGGACAGCTGACCCAATCGGGTGAGGAACTTTTGGTTGATGACGGCAAGACCATAGTGCAAATGTCAGTCACCCCGTCAGATGATTTCAGCATGCAATTTGGGCGTGATTGGTACCTTGGCGATAAGGTCACCGTTGTCATCAATGACCTGGAGGCAAGTGCCGTGGTGACAGAGGTTGGCATTTCAATTTCATTTGATGGCGTACGCCTTGGCGCAACGGTAGGGACACCAGTTGGCATAGAGTATGAAGCAAGGGTGTTGGCAAAGACACAGCAACTGGATCAAAGAGTTTCAAACCTAGAGCGAAAATAGCGCTACTTAACTGATTTAGAACTAAGTAAATTCAAGCAATTCAAAGGAGAAAATAAATGGCAGAGCAATCATTTCCATTTGAAAACATAGACACCACAGAGTCTCAGTTTTCTGAGTGGGCAACTAACTTTCAAGAGACTGGGGTTCAAGGATCGCCTGACGGCACCGAGCTAACCATAACCGTCACAGGATCAGATCTAAACCTAACGGTTGCGGCAGGTCAAGCTTTTATTAGGGGTCATTACTACATAAACACCAGCGATCTAGTTATTGCTGTTCCGACTGCTGGTGTAAATACACGAATTGACATTGTTGTAGTTGAGCTAAATCCTGAAACAAACACAATAGTCACAAAGCTTGTGCAGGGAGAAGCGGTTTCAGCTGACCCCGTTGCACCTACTTTGACACAAAGCCCGACAGGTGTTTATCAGCTACCAATAGCAACCTTGACAATTCCAACCAGCACCGTAGCAATAACCGCAGGAATGTTGGTGGACACACGCACTTTTATGGGCAACCGAATCGGCATCTGGACAACGGCAACTCGACCAGCGAACCCAACCGCTTATCAGACTCTTGGTTACAACACAACGATTGGGTCTCACGAATCTTGGAACGGCACCTCTTGGGTTGGATTCTTTGACCCGATAACCACCGAGGGCGACATGGTGGTTGGTGACGCAACTGGTCAAGTTGTGCGCTTGCCCGTTGGCGAAGAAGCAACATTTCTAAAGGTGGTTGGCGGTATTCCTGAATGGGGAGATGGTGCAAAAGCCGCAATGACTTATCAGGTTATGCCGGGAAATATTTCTCAATTCGATTGGCCTTTTGAATCAGATAAATCTTATGGATATATTTATTATGGTGAAGGGCTTACGGTAGGAATTTTTGATGCGGATAATAACAAGCTGAGCACATTACCGACAAATGATAATGTTCAGTTTTTACTTGACCAGCCAGCAGATGCTTCTAAAATGGTCATGTCAACTACTAGCGAGTTTCCAGTTCACATTTCTTTCGCCGAACTCATTCCAGAGCCAGCAGATTCTTCAACCAGTGTTGTCTTTATAGATACCACTAGGTCTATAACCCTTGAAAAAAGCTATACGGCCTACCTTATTGGCGGCGGTGGAAAAGGTGGAAATGTTGTCAGAGCTAGCTCAAGGTCTGGAGGCGGCGGCGGCTCAGGTTATTTGGCAACTGGAGTTTTGACGGCTGGAACTTATACCGCAACAGTTGGTGGCGCAAATGGTGGAACCACATCTGTGGGTGACCTTACCGCAGCTGGCGGTTCCAATGGCCTAAATACTGGCGGAGCAGGTGGCGCTGGTGGCAGCGGTGGCGGTGGCGGATATTATAACAGCAGTAATAGAATACAGAGACCTGGAGCTCAGGGAGGCGCAAACGGCGCTTCGGGCACAACTGGGGGCGGAAATCAAACCCCTGCTGGTGGAACAGGTTCGGGTAATGAAGTAGTTTCTACTTTTTTGACTGAGCTTCTTTTTTATGGGCCACCCGCAATAGCTAATGACGGGGCATCTGGATTCTATAGAGGTGGTAATGGTGGGGAATCATACACTGGTGGGAACGGTCAAGCGGCAATAAGTTATGGAGGTGGTGGGGATGGTGCAAATTGCATTTATTATGACGACATTTCTTTTAGTGGCGGCAACGGGTATCAAGGTCTAATCGTTCTAGTAGAGGTGGCGTAAAAATGCGAATTGCAATTATAGAAAACGGTATTGTTTCTAATGTTATTGAGGCGGAGCAAGATGTTGCTGATGCACTTTTTGACAACCCAGTAGCAGACTCAAAGATTACGGGTGAGTCTTGGATTGGCGCTAGGTTCAACGGTGAAAAGTTTGAGCCAAAAAAAGTGTTTGAAAGCTGGACTTGGAACGAATCAGAGTTCACTTATGAACCCCCTACACCTAAGCCAGACGGTGATTACTACTGGGACGAAGCGGAATTGGATTGGCTAGTCATTCCAGAGCCAGAAATCGCACCTGAGTAATGGAAGAAAAAGAGCCTCACGCTAGGGTCACTCTCCAAATGCTCTATTCAAAGCAACTGGAAAATGAACGCCTACTAATTCAACTAACCGCAAAGCTTGGCTACTTGGACACGGTGCCTGAGCGGGTTGCCCAGCTAGAAATTCAGCAAGCCAAAAATGCTTGGATTGAAAAGATAGCCTGGGCCGCCCTAGTCGGTGCTGTGCTGGGAATTGTCAACCAACTGACGGGAACGCTATGAGCAAATACAAGCCCAAGAAACGGAAAGGCTAATGACTAAAAAGAAAAACACACCCAATGCTGAGTTCAGGGATTGGGATTTTGTGCCCGCTGATGAATTTTTGCCGCCGCAAAAAGCACCTACCCACATCATGGCTGAGCGTGAAAACATTCTGACGGTTGCCCAGCTACACCTCCCAGAGGGGATGACCAGGCACGAATACGCCCTCCAGCTGATGAAGCTCAACACTTCATTTGAAGTGGGCAGGACCATCAACCTTGTCTAGGTGGCAGCACCCATTCCCCGAGAGCACGATCACCAGCCGCTTTGGCGTGACCGTCAGGCGCACTAACCCGCACAGGGGAACTGACTACGCACCTGGAGCTAATGCGCTTATTCCAGCCGTCACTGACGGGGAGTGCGTGGCTGTCCAGTGGTCTGATGTTCTTGGCTGGGTGATGATTCAGGCGGCATCAACTGGGATTCATTACATTGGTTATTGTCACCTGTCTTGCAACGCTCACGGCATAAATTGTCAGGGGCCCTCAAAGCACACTGATGGCTCAACTTGTATGGTCAGACTGGCCCCAGGTCACATGCTAAAAAAGGGTGACCCAGCTGGGCGAATCGGGAACACAGGATCGGCAAGCCGTGGCGCACATTTGCACATTACGCTGAGCACATCCCTCAAGGGTGTGTTTTATGGCAAGGTGTATGACATAGCCAAGTTCATCAACAAACAACTGAAAAAGAAACCAGAGGTGTGCAAGTGTTGCAAAAGGCCGCTATAAAACGCATAGCAAAGACCGCCCTAGACGGGTTGTTTTTCCTAGGTGGTGAGTCCAAGACTGACTCTGATAATTGGAAGTTTAGGAGGCGGCTAATTTACGGCGCTTACAGGCTGGCAGTTGCCATCATTTTGTTTGGGGCCCTGACCTTTTTCTGGGACACAGGCGTGAGTAATAACCTGGTCACTGGCGGCATAGCTTTGCTGACAATAATTGTGACCGCCTACACAGCCTCAGCAACCTTTGAGGACATCAAGAGAAATAACAGACAGGACCTAGAACCATGAAGATTTTTACCTTAGAATTTTGGAGCTACGCTGGCGAGAGAGCCATCAAGACATTTGCACAGGCGGCCATTGCGGCCCTTGGAGCTGGAAGTGTTGGCCTCTTTGGCATTGACTACGCTGGACTGATTAGCGTTTCAGCTGGTGCCGCTTTGCTATCAGTGCTAACATCAATCGTGGCTAAATCCAAAGCCTAAATAATTAACACCCCATCACCGTGTAATGGCGTGGTGGGGTTGTCTCTTACCCCAACAAAAAAGACCCCTAGCCAATCGCTGGGGGTCTTTTTTTTGTGCCTAAATTATAGTTTCCTTTTCAGCTTCACACGCTCTCTGTGTGTTAGCCCGCCCCAAAGCCCGTGGGCCTCATTGTTAGCCATGGCATACTCAAGGCATAGCCGCTGGACAGGGCATTTGGCACAGAGTTTTCTGGCCACATTGTAAGCGGCCCCTATTCCTGGGGTCTCAGGCGGAAACCATGCCTCAGGATCGCTATCACGGCATCCAGGAATCACCCTAGATTCCTCAATGGCTTCATTCAGTTGGTTCCAAAGGTCTCTAGAGTGGCGGGTCTCAAACATTCCAGCACCCTGGGCACATCTGGTGCTCTGAGCGGCTAATGCTCCAGCCGTATTTCCAGCCAAGCTTCATCACCTCTGACATGCTCATAGGGATTTGTGTGGTTTGCTCCGTGAACATAGTGTGACATTTGGAACAGTTCATGTCCCAGATGCCCACATCATTTAGTTTTATCAATGTCTTACCTTTCGTGTATGGTGAAATCATTACACATTGAAAGGACAACATGCAAATCCAAACAGCAAAGCACTTGGGAACATTTGACAGCTCCCAGCCAGAGTGGCATGAACTACGAAAGGGCAAGGTGGGCGGGTCCCTAGTTGGCACCATAGCGGGGCTAAATAAGTGGGAGTCACCCTATACGGCTTGGGCAAAGTTCTCAGGGCACATTCCTGATCATGTACCAGACAGCCCACCAATGGAATGGGGCCGCAGACTTGAGGGCGTTGTGCTGGACAAGTTCGAAGATGAACACCCAGAGCTAACCATCCAGCGTGATGTTGGGACTTGGCAAAGTCTCGAGCACTCATTTCAGATTGCCAATGTTGACGGGCTGGCACAGGAAACTGACGGCACCCTCAGCGTGGTGGAAATCAAGACCGCAAAATACCCAGATGATTGGGCTGACGGTGTGCCTGATTATTACCTCACACAGGTCCAGTGGTACATGAGCACCCTTGGTCTGAAAAAGGCTTATGTGGCTGTCCTTATTGGCGGGTCTGACTATCGTGAGTTTGAGGTCAAGGCTGATGTGTTTCAGCAATCGGCAGACATGATGATGGTGGAGCAATTCCTAGAGTGTGTTGATGAAAACACAGCACCAGATTGGGATGGTTCAACCAGCACCTATGAAAGCGTGAGGCGGATGAACCCAAACATTCAGGATTCACAGGTTGAGTTAGGTGATGTTGGTG